TAGGATAATCTCCTATGTCTTTGACCAAAATTTCCAACAACTCACTTTCTGCGATAAGCACATTACCATCTGCAATTCCTACAGGTGCTTTAGTTTCACTGCGTTTCACTAAAGAACCTAATTCTTCTGTCGGAGGTAAATCATGGCACTAACTAAAATTTCAAATAATTCTTTGAGTGCGATCTCATCTTTACCTGCTTCAATACCGACAGGAGCATTAACCTTACTCTCTACTCAAACCGCTAGTAGCAGTGCATCAATAGAATTTACATCAGGAATAGATAGTACCTATGATTCTTATGTTTTTAAACTAATTAATATTCATCCAGCGACAGATCAAGTAGGTTTAAATTTTAATTTTTCTATAGACAACGGAAGTAATTATAATGTTACAAAAACTACAACAATGTTTAGAGCATTTCACAATGAAGCAGATTCTGACACTTCATTACAATATGAAACTAACCATGATTTAGCACAAAGCACTGATTTTCAAAAAACCGATGATACGATCATAGGAAATGATAATGATCAAAATTTATGTTCTATTATGCATGTTTTTAATCCTTCATCTACAACATTTGTTAAGCATTTTATAGTTAGAACAGCAAATATAACTTACCATGATTATATTACAGATACTTATGTAGCTGGTTATTGTAACACTACATCAGCTATTAATGCTATTCAGTTTAAGATGAGTTCAGGCAACATAGATGATGGAATAATCAAAATGTATGGAGTTAGCTAATGGCACTAATTAAGCATGGAAACAACGCCTTATCATCTGTTACTGCATTTCCTAGTGCCGTACCTACTGGCAAACCTGTTCTATTATCTACTGCTACAGCATCTAGTTCTAGTTCAATAGAGTTTACAAGTGGGATTGATAGTACATACGACATTTATGAGTTTGAATTAATTAATATGCACCCAGCAGATAATGATAGAAGATTTGTATTTAATGGTTCTACAGATGGTGGGTCAAATTACAATGTAACAAAAACAACAACAGCTTTTTATGCATTGCATACTGAAACTGGTTCTAGTACTTCTTTATCATATCATGCAGGTTTAGATTTAGCACAATCAACTGATTTTCAATCAATATCTAATCCTGTAGGTAATGATAATGACCAATGTGCTTGTATTAAATTAACTCTTTTTAATCCAAGTTCTACTACTTATGTCAAACATTTTATAATTACAGCTAATTCTAATGATGAAGCTGACTCACAAGTAAATCATCGTTTTGCTGGATATTTTAATACTACTTCAGCAATAAACGCTTTAAAATTTCAAATGAATAGCGGAAACATAGGTTCTGGTACAATTAAAATGTATGGGATTTCAGCATGAGTTTAATCAAATTAAAAAATAACGCATTGGATAACCTTACAAGTTTTGAAGGTTCAGCTAGTCTAGGTGATATGGTATTAGTATCTAGTGCCACAGCTTCTTCATCTGCAAGTATAGAGTTTGATTTAGGTTCATATAAGGAATACAAGTTTTTCTTTGTGAATATTCATGGAACAACAACAGCTAGTGTACAATTAAATTTTTCTACAGATAATGGGTCTAATTACAATGTAACAAAGACATCATCATCTTTTTTAGCAGAACATACTGAGAATAATTCTTATGCGGCACTTGGTTATCGTACTACTGATGATTTAGCACAAAGCACATCTTTTCAAACTTTACATAAATCATCAGACTATACAAATTCAGATGAAGGAACTTCAGGATTTTTACATATATTTAATCCAGCATCTACAACTTTTGTTAAACATTTTATAAGCAGAATATCAAGTGCTGGTGCTGCAAGGTCACATGACCATTATACTGCTGGATATGCCAACACTACAGACGATTTAACTAATATAAAATTCCAAATGTCTAGCGGAAACATAGATGATGGTAAGATATTGATGTTTGGATTAAACTAATATAGAGGAGATAATTATGCCAAGATATAAATTAGTAAATGGAGAAAGAGTACAGCTTACAGCCGCAGAGGAAACAGCTAGAACTGCTGAAGAAACTGCTTGGACTAATGGTGCTTTTGATAGAGCTATAGCTGATCTAAGAGCTAAAAGAAATCAAGACCTAAAAGATTCTGACTGGACTCAATTATCTGACACAACTCTTACTGCTGATCAAAAAACAGCATGGAGAACATTTAGAACAGAACTAAGAAATATAACAGATGGTCTTACAACTGTAGATGATGTTAATGGTGTGGACTATCCAGATAAACCAGAATAATATTGCAACGCAAAAATAATTGACTATATAGTTAGCAAACGCTAACAAGGAGAAAATCATGTTTAATTTTAATCCATTTAAAATACCAACATACTCTGAGTGGAAAGAGCAAGTTACTAAATTCTATGGTGATGTTGCGAAGTTCTACAAAGATTGGTATTCGGACATTAAAGAAACTGTAAATAAAGATGGCTAATACCTATAAAAATGCAATGTTTGACCTTACAGGTACAACAAAAACAACTGTTTATACTTGTCCTGCAAACACAACAGCATTAATAAAAACTATTCAAGTTACAAATATTGATACAGGTAACATTGAAGTAGAAGCGTTTGCAACAGATGCTTCTGACTCTGATGCAGAACATGAAATAGCTCATGTATCATTATCAAGTAAAACAGTAGATAATTTAGCTAAAAGTACAATTGTATTAGAAGCTGGTGATGTGTTAAAACTAAAAGCAGCAACAGCAGATAAAATTGCAGGAATAGTAAGTATTTTAGAAATAGATTTTTAATATGGACATTATTTATATCCCTCCAAAGGATATTGATAGAACTTGGGTACTTGCCAAGCCATATATAGATGATGCTCTAATCTATTCAAATAGTCATCATCATTCAGATCATTTTAAAGATTTAATTAAAAAAGGGAAACTTCAACTGTGGTTTCTTTGGGATGAAAACAAATCAACTGTTCAAGAGAAAATGAATGGTGTGGTTGTTTCAGAGATTATACAGAGAAGTCTTAAAAAAGTATTCCATTTGCCTATTGTTACTGGAAAAAATAGACAGCAATGGCAACATTTAATTGAAAAACTTGAAGATTTTGCTAAGAAACAAGAATGTGATTTAATGGAATTAATTGCAAGACCTGGTTGGCAAAAGATTCTTGATAAATACAACTATAAGAAGACTCATGTCATCTTAGAAAAAGAACTAAAGGAGAAAGACTAAATGTCATTTTTATCAAGTGCAGGAGATACAACTCAACAAACAGTAGCAGGAGCTTATGCACCAGCGACACCAGCGTTAGGACAAATTTTAACAGAAGCAACAAATATTTATAATTTAGGATCAGCAGGTTCTGGTTATGTTGCACCAACGGAACAAACTTTAACCGGTATTGGACAAGCTGAACAAATGGCTAACCTTGCTCAACAACAACAAGCTGCAACTTTATCTGGTGCATATTTAAATCCATTTTTATCTCCAATCATTCAACAAGCAGGTGAAGAAGCATATACGACAGTTGCTAGTCAATTTAGTGGAGCAGGAAGAACTCCAGGTTCTGCTGTATCACAACAAACTGTAGCAGACATTGTTGCAGGAAAAGCTTTACCTTATGCTTTTCAAGCATACGGACAAGAAAGAGCTTTTCAAGAATCAGCAGCTAGAAGAACACCTACATTAACTCAAGTAGGTTCACAGTTAGAACAATTGCAAAGAGCTGAGCAATTAGCACCATTCCAAGCGTTACAACAATACTCTGGATTGGTATCACCAATTGCATTTGGTTTCCCAACTAAAACAACAACTACAGATGTAAATCCTGATTACTTAACAGCAGGACTTGGTATTGGTCAAATGCTTTTAGGTGAAAGAGGATTATTGGATTACATATTATAATGGGTAAATTACAAAAAATATATTTTGATTTAGAAACTAAATTTAAAAACAAACCTTTAAAATATTATATAATATTATTAATCATAGCGGTGGTAGTATGAGTAGTGCAATAAGTTCAGTAACAGACGTAGTATCTGACGTTATTGGTGCTGGTGGAAATATTGTTGAAGGTGGAGTAGATATTTTAGGTAATGTAGTAGAAACTGGTGGAGATTTTATTGATGAAGCTGGTAAAGTTGTATCAGATTTAGATATTGAAGATGCTGTAACGACTTATGTTATGACCGGTGGTAATCCTTATGCTGCTGCATTTGCTGCAACATCAGGAGATGAGAAACTAGGTTTTAATCCTGCTGCCTTTTATGACCCAAGTGCAGGAACTTTTGGTTTTGCTGACCCTAAAGTTTATGGTGGTGGGATGCCAGGAGTAGATGCATATCCAGGTCAAAAAATAATAGAACCTTTTGCAACACAAGCACTAACAAGTTTAGCAAGATCTGCATTAGAACAAGATGAGCCAACACAACAGCAATTTGCTAATGTTGCAAATCTTACATTAGAAGGGTTAGAAAATTTACAAGGAATGATAGCTTCAGGTGAATATGAAAAAACACCTTCATTAGCATTTTTTCCACAAGACGATACAATGCAAACAAGTAATATTATGAGTCGTTACGATATGGCTAAAGCAAATTTAAGTAATGTCATTAGACCTCCAGGACTTGTAGGAATGGATGGAAGACTTGGTATTTATGAAAACTATTTTCAAGAGAGAGGATTAATATAATGGCTTTATATGATGATGTAATAAAAAAATATATTTATGGTATGCCAGGTCAAGTTGATACTGGTTCAACTCCTACACCTGGAACTAGAGGAATTATTGGTAGAGGCGGTCAATATGGTGGTGGAGTATTACAAGGTCTTTTAGGTTCACCGGCTATTACTCAAGGTATTGGTTTATTGTCTATGGGTATGAGAGGAATTGATCCTGCTACTGCATTACAAAAAACAAATCAAGTAAGGATGCAACAGCAAGTCATTAAAGATAAACAAAGACAAAGAGAATTTATTGATAAGTATGCTAGTGAAGTTCCTGAAGCTGATAGAGAATTATTTAAAGCATATCCTGAACTTTATATTAAAAGCAGAGGCTTGGGTGCTAAGCCAAATTTAGTTAATATGGCAGACCCACAAACAGGAAAAATATCTACATATAATTTAAATAATCCAACTGACTTAAATAAATTTAGAACTGCAAAAGCATCTGGTGCTTATGAAGTTGGAAAACCTACTATTCAAGCAACTTCTATGGAAGGAATAGGTTTAGCT